ACGTGCTCAAGGCGTCCAGCGTCGGCGGTTTCCACATGGTCTAGGCCCCCGTGACCTTGTAGCTGCCGCTATACAGGTTGTCCCCCGTCGCGCCAATGGCGCTGATCGCCAAGTTGATGCGCCCGGCGTCCTTGTCGAGTTCATAGGATATATCGAAATGGTCGATGATCTCCTGCCTGATCAGACAGTTGAGCGCCCGCCGGGCGTAGGCGATGGCGAGCAGGCCGGTGTCATCGGTGAGCGGTGCCCGCATCAGCGTCCACAGCAGCGAACCGACTTCATCCTCGCCGTCCTCGATCACGACGTCGAAGCCGTTGCCGAACCAGCCGCTGCGCTTGCCGGAGCCGGAAAAGTCCTCGTCATCGACGGAGCGCCGGGCGTGGCTGAATAGCTGGATGACGATAGCTGTCTCAATGGGCCGGTAGGCGGCAAGCCCGCCCCGGTTCTTGTATTCGAGGTCGGACGCAAGCTCGAAATCGGCGTAGCCGAAACCGTTGTCCATGTCGGTCTGCCACACCAAGTCCGGCAGCACCGCCATGCGGCCCGCCGGGTCTTGTTGCCGCTTGATGACGATCTCAACCATGTCAGACCGCCTTTACTCTGGTTGCAAGGTTGCTGACGCACCGCGCCCCGTCCGAAGTGATGGTGCCCTCAACCGCTACCGGCTTGCCGCCGGTCCCGCCCAAGTTTATGTCGTTCGAGTTGATGATCACCGCGCCTTCGACGTCGATCACCAGCTTCTTGACCTGCATGTGAACCTGATCGGACTTGTAGTGCCGGAACTGCCCGCGCGAGTCGTAGGACTTGTCATCGCCGGACTCCAGCCCGGTCGGGCGGTGGTCAGGATGCTCAAGGCCGAGCATGACGGCCTGATCCATGTTGCCGTTCAAAACCAGCATGATGCCGTGCGCCCCCTTGGGGACGTTGGAGGTATGGCCGAACATTTGGATGCGCAACACGCCGGTCTTGCCGCCGACCGACTCGCTGTCGCGGCCCAGCCCCGTGACCATCTGGGCCTTGCCCTCGTCCTTGGTTTCCTGAAGTTCGGCGCGGATCAGGTAGTTGTCGCCCTGCTCGTCATATTTCATGGCATGTCCCACACGCTACCGCTTTGACTTCCGCTTGCCGCCTTGCCGCTTGCCGAGGACGCGCCGCCGCCGCCGCCGGTTGCGTCATACGCCTTGGGATCGACCAGCGACAGGTTGGCCTGAGTGCCGCCGGAGTTGTCCTGCGTGAACTCAACCGACTCGATCAGCATGTCCTGTTCGAGCTTGAGCCACGGAGCGTGGACGAACACCGTCCAGCCCGGTTCCCACAAGGCCCCGCCTATATCCTGAAATGACGGCGTGGTGATCTGGGCCTTCACTGAAAAGCCCGCCGCCCGCTTGGCTTCCCACGTCGCCCGGTCGGTCAGCCGCTTCTCGTCGGTGTCGGCTTGGTCAATGATGATCTTCTTGCGGTGACGCTTGACGCTCGGGTCTTTCGCCTCGCCCTTGGGGCGAAGCTGCTTGTCGGTGGTGCCCTGCGAGCTTTGGCCCTTGGCGGTGTAGTCGGAAAAGCGGTCCTGATCCGACAGGGTGGCGCTCATGCGCTCGATGTTGAAGCCTTGGATCAACCCGCCCGCGTGGTGGCCGTTGCCGCCCTTGGTGAACACGATGGAGCCGTCCGCCTTGCCCTTCATGGTCAGCTTGCGCTGCTGGGCGAGCTTGAGCATTTCCTGATGGGGACTTGAGCCTTGGTTGACCTGAAACCACGGGATCGGCGGGCCGGTGTCCACCTCGGCGCTGATGCCGATGCCGTAGACGTCGAGTTCCTTGCCAATGTCCTCGATCTTCTTCTGGTCGAAGCGCCCGGTTGCATGTTCGCAGGAACAGTCGGCGTAGTCCTGCCCCTTGCCGCGCCCGGTGATGGTGACGGTGTGGCCGTTGGCGTCCCCCTGCGGCGCGTAGGTGTTGACGTAGCCCGTCACCAAAAGCTGCCCGTTCGCGAGGATGGTGACGGCGGTGCCCGGCGGGAACGCCCATACGGTGAACGGGCTTTCACCGAAAGGCCCGACCTCGGTGACGTCGATGGAGAAGCTGCGGGCCGCCTCTTTCAGCGCCGCCGTCACCGAAACCTTTTCCCATCCGCCGGTTAGCATCCCGCCCGAGGCGACGTAGATGATGGCGAAGCTCATTGGATCAGGACTTCCATGTCGGGCGTCGAGAACATGGGATGAACGATAGCGTTGCGGTTGATTATGTCCTCGTCCCGGAGCGGGTCGCCGTAAAGCTCATAGGCCACGCAAAGCGTCGGTGAGGGCGTCGGCAATTCGATGTGAGCGATGCGCGGCAATTCCGCGCCGTTGCGGGTGATGTAGCGAGCCGATATATCGCGCACGTTGGACAGGCTGGTGTACTCGTCCAAGTCCAGAGCGGTGTCGATCTCGATGGCCAGCTTGTCGGCCACGACGGCGCGAGCCGCTACCGCCTCGTTGCGGGTTTCGTATTTGGTGACGGTCATGACTTCCGCCCACTTGACGGTGGCCAGAACCCGGATCAGTCGTGCCACCCGCCCGGTCAGGTCGATCTCCGCCGCCACGCTCGGCGCCGGTCCCGGCACGACGTATTGCGGCACGAAGTTGGTGAGTTCCCCCAGCTTGGCCATGAGCAGAAGGCGGTCCGGGCAGGCGGCGGAGATCATCGCAATGAGATCGGCCAGCCGGTCGCCAAGCTCATGGTCGATCACCCGCTGGGTGGCGCTGAAAGTGGTGGCCGTCACCACGTTCTGCCCTTCGCCCTGCTGGGCCAGCACATAGGCGTCATCCACCAGCAGGCCGACTTCATGCCGGACGGTGGGCGCCACGGTGGGGTCCAGCGGCAGCATGGCGGCCATGTCACCGATGGCGGTCGCTGCCTTCTCGATGGTTACTGCCGCCGCCTCACGGGCCACGTTGGGCACGTTGAGGCCGTTGTAGGTGGTGGCAAAGGAAACGGACGCCTGCCCTACCGCCGCGCTCACCGCCGAGGTCATCGCTCCGAATAGGAACTGGAAGCTGAAAAGCCCGCCGATGCCGCCCGACTCCAGTACGAAGTGCATGTGCAGCGTAATGCGGCCCATGGTGTCCTTGGCGAAGCCGCGCTCACAGGTCATGCAGGTCGCCTGCTGGGCCGCCATGGTCGGCAGAATGAGGGTGCCGGGAGTGCCGCCGTCGCAGGCCCTCACCACCCGGTCGGCGTCGGCGTCGGCATTGTCGCCATAGGTGAAGGCCGTGACGTCGATCTGCTTGGCCCGGCGCCCGAGCTTTTCCACGTCCCAAACGTCGCGGTTGGGATATTCGTGAATGACCATGCGCTGGCCGCCGGACTGCGTGTCGGTATCGACTTCAAACGGTGCGCCGCGAAACGACGACTTGAAGATGGTACTCGGCCAGTCGCGACAAGCGGTCATAGCTGCCCCCGGTTCATGCGGGCCGGAGCGGCGGTGTTATCGACACCTACCCGCGCCTGCACGTTGCCGCTCGATACGGCGCTGGTCCCCGTCACCTGCCCGCCAGTTACCTGCACCCGGACTACGACGTCAGCCTTGCCCTCAAGGGTCGCTTTCGGGGGAGTTGGGTCTTTTTCGGTGTTGATCAGGATGCCCTGCAATAGCCTCGTGGCTTCCGGGTCAGCCGTCTTTTGCTTGCCCGCGAGGGCGTTGCTCATGTCCGACAGGAACTTGTCCACGCCGGGGACCAGCGGCAGCGGCCCGCGATACATTTTGTCGGACGGATGCGGTCCCTCCATCATGTCGCCACGGTTCCGCGCCTTTTCCACCAAGTCGCCAATGTAGCCCATCAGCCGGGTCGCCCACGGCGGCGTGAGGATGGGCTGGAACGGCGTCTGATCGCCGCCGCCTGCGGGCACGTAGTCACGGCCCTTTGACCGCATGGGCACGTCATAGAAATGCGGAACGACCGTGCCCTTGGCGCCAAGGTGGCTGACCACCGGGACGGGTCCGAGCGGTGCCTCCGGCTTCGCTCCGTAGTCCTTCATTGGCCCGTATTTCTTGACGAACTCGTCGAATATGTGAAGCCACTTGCCGAAGGGCTCGGGCAGGGCGTTCTCCATGTCCACTTCCATCTGGTCCATGATGGTCTTGGATACGTCACCGAGGCTTTTCATCGCCAGCTTCATGTCGGCAATGGCGTTGAGGAAATTCACCGACGCCGCCGACCAGTTCTGGTTCTTCATGTTGTCGTAAAGCTGGGTGAGGTCGCCCCACACGTCCTTGATGTGGCCGCCCGCCTCAACGGTCTTGGCCGACACCTCGTCCCACTTTTCCCAAAGCGCCCGCACCGCGAAGTAGGTCAAGGTGAGAATCGCCGTCCCGACGATGAAGCCCTTGAAACCGCCCCCGCCGCCGAAGAAGCCGCCGACCTTGCTGATCGCCGCCATGGTTTTGAACAGGGTTCCGAGGATCAGGACGCCCGGCCCCAAGGCCGCAAGCGCCACCGCCAGCTTGATGATAAGGTCGATGCGGTCCTTGAGCTTTTGCGGGTCGGTTTTGTTCATTTCATTGAGTTGGTCGTTGAAGCTGGCCAGCCACGGGCTGATGACGTCGAGGATCGGAGCGCCCAAGTTTTCCTTCAAGTGGGTCCAGTGGTTGTCGAGAATTTGCAGTTGCGAGTCGAAGGACTTCACTTGGGGCGCGACCTTGCCCTCAATGTCCGCCTGCGCCGCGCCGTCCGCGATCTTCTGGGTTTCCTCCTGTATCAGTCCAAGCTGCTTGAGCAGCGGCAGCAAGGCCGCGCCCTGCTTGCCGAACACCAGCTTCAAGGCTTCCGCCTGCCTGCCCGCGCTGGGCAGCTTGGCGATGGTCTTGAGGACTTCCATCATGGCGCCGTTCATGTCGGTCTTGAGCAGGTGGCCGAACTTCTTGGCGTTGAGCCCGTAGTTTTTCACGAACTTGTCCATGGTCTTGGGATCGACCATCTTCTTCAAGCCGAAGCTGAAAGCGGCGGTGGACTGCTCCGCCGTCATGCCGGTGCTTTCCATCCCGGCGCCCCATAGCGCCAGTTGCTTGCCGGTGATGCCCAGCGCCTTGCCCATCGTGAGGGTGTCTTCGGTGAAGCTCAAGACGCCGGTTTCCGAGTCGTTGAAGGTGTCGGCGGTATACTGGATGACGTCGGCAAGCTCCTTGAGTTGATCGACCGACAGCTTGCCGCTCTTGCCCATGTGGGCCAAGGACAGTCCGGCCTGTTCAGACGAGATGCCGAAGGCCAAGCCCATCTTCACCGCTTCCTCGCTAAAGGCCGCGAGGTCGTCGGCAGCAACGCCCATTTCCTTGGCCGCCGTGGCCAGCTTGAATACCTGCTCGGTGGTGGTCGGCAGGTGCAGCGGAATGTCCCGCAGTTGTTCGGTGATCTTGTCGAATTGATCGGTAGGGACGTCGAGTTCCTTGGCGAGTTCGAGCTTGAGTTCTTCAAGGTGCCGCGCGGCTTCCACCGCCTTGACGCCGAAGGCGACGAGGGGAACGGTGATCGCCCCGGTCAGCACCGTCCCCACCTTCATGAATTGACTGCCCAGCCGGTCGAGGGTGCCGAACAGGCCCTTGGCTTCGCCGCCGACCTTCTTGAAAACGTGACTGGCCTTATCCGCCGCCGTTATGAGAATTTCCGCTGTGAATTCTTGCATAGCGTTGGTACCAGTAGACGATCTGCTTCAAGCTCATCCGGCCCACCGTCAACGGATCGAAATGAGCGCCGAACACTAGGACGTCGGCAATGTCTCGGAGTTTCCCCCGCTATTTATCTCGCTCACCAGTTCACCATAGATGCTGGCCAAGTCAGCCGGGCTGATCTGCCCGATGGCCCCGGCGTCGAGTCCGGTCATCTGCATGAGATACAACTTGAAGATCGGCGGGTTGGGCTTGACCTGCATTTTGTTGCCGTCCCCGTTGGCGCCGGGAATGACGATGGTTTCAAACGGCGGGCCGTGTTGCAGGTACAGGTCACCTGACGGTTCCTTGAGCGTCAGCGCGGCAAGTTGCTCCGCGCCGTTTT